TTAGGCGCAGCGTTCTAGGATGACGCCGTACAGGTGCGCCGTGCCCGCGTAAGTATCTGCGGCATTCCCCCCAGAGCGGCCAACACGGATCACGGTGTGACGCGGCCCCATCATGGGGGCAGTTGAGGGGATCATCGACCAGTAGGGGGAGACGAGAGTGTGCGCCTCGGCGAATGCCGCTGTCGGTGCCACCCCTGCCACGGGTGCAGCCCCTGTCGCCATCGTCATAGCGACTGCGTTTGAGCCGTTCGAGGTATCGAAGTTGATGCGACTCAGGTAGGTGCGGTCAATCTGCCACGCTACGTTCCCCGCCACCCCGTCTGTGGTCGTCCACCACGCCCAAACGTTCGCGCTTTTCCATCCACCAGGGAGGTGAACGATTGTTGACGCACCAGCTACCCCCGCCTGTTTCGTGAAAGACAGCACGGGAAGGAAGCTATTCAGGACGGCCGCGACGGGCGATCCACCGAGGATGAGGGAGGGAACGAACTCCGTGGCGGGCAGGAAGATCCGGTCAGCGCGGGCGGGGTTCGCGGATGGGCTAGCGTATTTCGCTTGCATGTAGCACGCCCACAACGTGTCTACCCAGAGGAGATTGCCCGCAGGGGAGGCTGGGTGAATGCCATCATCTTTGACAAAGGTGGCCGTAACATCCCAGTTGGGAATGTCAAGGAAGGCACGCGTCACATCAAGGAACCCCCACCCCTCGGTGCCACACATCTCTCGAAGCCGGTTCATCCGCTGCAAGTGTAGGGGCATATTCGCGGGCACCGATAGTGTCCCCGTTCTTTGCGGGTTCTGTCCCATGACGAGCACGGGAACGTTGGGGCTCATGAGCCGGAGAATGTCACGAATGAGGGCATAGAACGCGACGTTTACGTTGTCATCGGTTGCTCCGCCCTGATTGTGCCCGTGATTGATGATGACAAGATGTGGGGTGACGGGGATCAGGGTATTCAGGTGTGACTGACTCCAAATCGGGTTCATTCCGGACGCTGATCCGTTGTAGATAGTCAGCTTGTACGGTACGCCAGCGTTGGCAATTCCTGTGCCCGTCTGCACGGTTGTTCCCGCGTCGTAGGCAGCCGTGGGGATGTCAGCGATCTGTCGGAAGATGACCGTACGGTCGGGGTAGAGTGCTGCGAGCCGCTGCGTGAAGAGCCACGGCCACCGCGCCTCGGTGGAGTTGATCACCCCATCACCGTTCCCCGTCGAGTCGCCGATGATAGCCAGGACAGCATCTTCCTGGCCCGAGTCAAGCCGCCCACGGAACGCCGCGAGATAGCGGGCGACAGTAGAGTCCGGCGAGCGGCGGACGACGGATACGGCCTCAGAGGGGGTGGCAAGCGAGCCCCCCTGGCTTAGTGAACGGGTCATGCGTGCACCGTTCCCGAGATGACGAGGTCGACAGCCGTTGCCGTGCTCGAATATCCGGCGATGAAGTCGCCCGGACCAAGCATGGCCCCGCCCAGGTAGTCACGCAGGGAAAGGGTGTCATTGGCCAAGAGGGAGTAGCCGCTGATGACCCGGTGTGTTCCATCACCCATAGTGCCGCCCGCTTTGACGATAGACAGGTAGACGACGACGGGGGCTGAGGTGACATTGCAGAGCGTACCCTGTGCGATCTTCACCGAGGTTGCGGCTGGCACCGTGTACAGCGCGGCCTCGGTGATTGCAAGCTGCTGCGAAAGAAGGACCTGCGGGGAGATGGATAATGCGACGATGACGTTCTGACCAGCCACGATTTAGCCTCCGAAGACGATGGAAAGGGCTGCGGAGAGACCAGCAGCTTGAGCGGGTGTTGCATAGGTGGCAGCCAATGCAATCGCCGCAGCGCTGGCCGGGTTGGTTACATCTCCCGCTGCGATCTGTGCCGTGTGGGCTGCGGTGAGGACATCTATCGCGTCGTGTTTGGCGAGGTGGCCGGTCTGTCCTTCGTTGAATCCCATGAGCGCCTACGCTGCGTGATCGCCGGGAGTGGCGGTGACAGTCGTGGTGCTCGCCTTGATATACCCAGCGATGGTGCCCACGATGAGGACGATTGCGCCGGCAGCACCAGCCGAGATGTGCACGCCCACGTAATCGAGGCCGGTGATGAGGATGGATGCGGTGAGTCCGGAGATCAGCCACGCGAGCAGCTTGGGCTCGAGGTCGGTCCAGGCGCGCTTGAGGACGTTCTTGGTGATGATGGTGATCGTGGTCATGGTGTGACTCCTTGAGTTGTAGTTACGGTTTGAAAGCTGCATAGGCACCGAGCAGCCCGACGACGACGCCGATAGCGGTGTATAGGTTGGCCTTGGTGATCTGGGAGCCCTGCGCCTGCCCCTGCTGCTGGGTCTGCCCGGACATGTACGGCTTGACCTCGTTCATGAAGTCACTGATTGCCTTGGCCGTGGAGCTGGCAAGGCCTTGGATTGCCATGTCCGTTGAGGCGCGGATTTCTTCGCCAAGCTGGTTGAGGCTCGAGTTGGTCGCATAGATGCCGGACTCACTCAGGTTTTTGTCTCGGAGCGCATCGTTCTGCTGCTCCTTGTATGTCTGCGATTCGCGGGCCAGCGACAGGGCGGCAAGGTCAGCGGTCTCCTTAATCTTGAGCGCCTTCTCCTTCTCGATATTGACCTCGGTATAACGTCGGTCGCGCTCGTCGTTGAAGCGTTCATCAGCGAGGCGCATGGCCTCGGCATGCGTGGCATACGTGTCGATGGTCCAGCGCACATCGTGAATCGCAATGGGGGGCTTCGTCACGACTTCCCCTCCCCACAGCGGCAGAAGTCACACGACGGACCGCACTGGCAGGTCGAACTGGGGGCATGGCGGCGGGACATTAGGGCTCCTTGTGTGTGTGATAATGCGGGTATGCCAAACCAGCCGAAGACACCAACCCGAGTTTTTCGGATCGATGACGAGTTGTATTCGGCGGCTAAGGCGAAAGCGAAAAGCGAGGGGCGCACGCTCTCCGACGTGGTACGGGAAGCCTTGACCCTCTATGTGGGGGCTTCCAAGGTGTAGTTACACCTGCTATGTTCTGGACATGACAACAGCGACGGGGGAAACAATGGACAGGGCAGCAACCAAACGACGGGCACCAATCGCGGCAATCACCGCATTCGCACTCATCACCCTCATCGCACTCGGGGCCGGCGCATACGCATTCCGCGCATACGATGCCGTCAACGCCCAGTCAGGCACCGTTGCAGCACAGGCCGCGACGATCGCCAAGCTCACCAGCGACCAGACCGCGTTGACCGCCGAAAAGACGGCGCTCAATGATCGGTTGGCCCTGTGCCTCGCCACTGCCGCACGATACAAGAGCTACAACTCCCAGAACCAAGCAGCCATGCAGCAGATCACCGCCAAGTGGGGCATCAACTACAGTGTGCCAATCAAGGGCATCCTTGATAGCTATACGACCGCAAACAACATGCTTGATTGCAACTAGCGCAGGAAGATAACCTGAGCCGCGATCATCGCAGAGTTTGTGCCACTTGAGCCGAAGTTGTTACCTCCGGTGCGTGCGGCAATCTGGACGGTGAACGTTCCGCCAGATAGCCCAGTCAGGGTGGCCGAGTGCGAGGCTGAAATATTCATCACCGTGTTCGCGTAGGGTGCCGTGTTGAAGTCGCCAACGATAGTTGCCGCTTCTGGCCCGCTGCCACCGTTGATGACCACCTTGACGTACAGGTAGCCCGATGTCCCCGAGGTGTTCGCGGCGGTCACCGTTCCGGATCCGAGGATTAACGCCCGCGTGTAACCGGACGGAACCGTGAACGTAACCCCCGCGACGGCACCCGTTCCCGAGCTGATTCCAAACCCGCTAGCCGACGTGGACGCACCAGACGGCGACACCTGCAATGCCACCTGTGCGGCCAGTGTTGCCACCTGTGCGGTCAGTTGCGTCTGCTGGTCTGCGAGCGTGACCTGTTGTGCAGCCTGTGTCGCCTGCGTGTCCTGCAACACCTTGATGACCGGGGCGAGGGTTTGAAGTACGGACGGGATTACCTCGCGCAGGTCACGTTCGAGGTCTAGGACCTTGCGGGGCATCCAGTCCTCACCCGCAGGAACCGCTGAACTGAGGGAGCTGGGGCCAGCCATTATGAACCTGCAATCGTCGCGCTCAGAAGGGTTGGGGTGATGATGGGCGTTTCGGAGATTTCCAGTTCCCAGCCAATGCACCGCGCGACACCAGCAAAGCCACCGGGGAAAGCGGGCACCGATTCGCGGCCGAGCGTGTTTGCCCTGGCGAGGGCAATGGACGACTTACCAGGGGTGCCGAAAATGTCATGGAAAACATCCGTGAAAAGGTCGAAGCCGGTCTTCGTCGTGACAGCCTTCATCGCCGGGTCATCCTCGAGGCCACCAATGGCGAACCCGATATCATCGCCGATTGACCAGTCCACGCCGAGGACCGGCGCATCCGAAACGACGGCTGATAGGTTGACCGTCGCGGAACCATTCGAGAGAATTCCGAGAGCCTGCTGAGCGTGCGCAGACAGCGTGCCCACGTCCGTGATCGAAGTGCTTGGGGTCCATCGGTACTCGAACGTGGGACGACTGGTACCTGCCGATAATTGCCGCGGCGACTGCGGGCGAACGCTGCCAGACGCCGACGACACGGCCATGACGTCGTTAGCACCCTTGCCCGCGCTGTAGTCCTCGAGCATCGAGACAGAGATGACGGAACCAGGCATCTCGAACGTGGCGGCAGGACCCATGCCAGAGGGGACGGCGGCACCGATTCGATCGCCCACGTACAAGACAGGGGTGATGCGTTCCGGGTTGTGCTGCCATTCCCAGCCAACGGTCCACTCGGGGCCACCGATTACGCCCATGAGTTCAGTCAGTGCCGAGTAAACGGTTTTGTCGGAGGCGTCCAAGTAGGTGCGATCGCGAAGAGCCCCGACGCCGGCCGTCGTGAACTGAACTCGAATCGGCAGACCAGGTTTCGCGCCATCCGCAATGTACGCATTGACCAGTGACGCGACAATGTTGTTCTGCCCGACCGATGGGATAGACGGGTTGGCGACCGTTGCACCATAAGACACGTCACCCACGTAGCGACGGTCAAGGTAAGACTCAACCGTCACTAAAGAAATCGTGATCTTGTCCGACTCGTCCCGAATGCGCTTCGTGACATTGCCACCCCAGATAGGGTTGCCGTCCGATAGCAGATTGAGGCACGCCGCACCCTCGAGTGTTGCCCGCTGCCAGTTCTCCGGTGCGGACGGGATGGGCAGGGTCGCCGTGGTCGACTCGTACCGTCCGATGGTTGCCTTCACATTGGACACGTCAAGGTCGGGCAGGTCGGCGAGCAGCAGTCCCGTCCGCAGATCGGTTGCAACCCATGTGAGGTCTGGCATTGCGGCCTCCTAGAAGCTCGGTGCGTAGACGATCTGTTCGAGCTCGTTGCCGGTGAGTTCGACCACGTTGAGGGTGATCGCCTCCTTGGGTAGCGCATTGAGGATCCGCCACTGGACGGCGGTCAGCCGGCGTGCGGTGCCGTTGCCATCGACGCCCCACACGTCGGCGTAGTCGATGCCCGCGATAGTGCGGTAATCGGTCCAGATGCGCGAGATGCCATCCGCGAGGGGGCTGGAGTTGTCGGTCGGTTTCAGATAAACGGTCACGTCATCGTCCTTCGGGGTCGGTGGAATAGTTGCGATTGGGGTGACAGCGAGGGCCGCGAAACTCGGTGCGGCCAGGGTCTCGGTGCCATGCAGGAGCGTCCACCCGCGATAGGTGGGGGTCGGTTTCGCGGCGTGGTATTCGGCAAGCGTTGCCGTGCCCATCGCGTTGCCCCACCACGTCGTAGCGCCGTTGGAGGCCATGAGGATCAACCCGCCGCCAAGCTCGAAACCAACGTGACCCTCGCCAGTTCCCCACCAGTGCAGAGCGCCGCGTGGTGCCGGACCTTGCGACATATCGCCGGACGCATCGCCCGCGAGGGTGGCCGTGTCGAAGCTGCGAGTGAACCCACCCGCACGGTACACGAACGCCTCGCACCAGTTGTGCCAGGAGCCGTTGTTTACGCTCGCGTTGGTGGGGTGAGCGCGGGCATACGCCTCAACATCGTCGATCGTGCGCATTACTGAGCCGACCGGTAGTAACTGACGGAACCGTGGATCTGTGTCGCACCCGTGGCCGCAGGGAACAAGGTGAAAATGTCACCATTCGCCCGGATCTCGAACGCCCCAGACTCACCAGAACCGAAGTACGCTGCACCGCCACGGACCACAGTCTCAGGCGCGAAACCTGACGGGCATGTTCCGATCCACTCATTCGCCGTGATCGCGGTGCCCTTGACAGCATTGATCTGTGCGACAACCATTCCCGCACGCTTCGAGAACGTCATCTGCGCGCCAGCAGACCAACCGGAAGCGAACCCGGCGAGAACCGTTGCCGTTGTTGCTTCTGCCGCAAGCGGCTTCCATGTTGTCCCGTTGTGAATCCACACACTGTTGAGCGAGATGTCATAAACCATCTGGCCCTTGTACGGGGATGCCGGGTACGAAGCCGATGACGGGCACGGGATGATGCCACCAGCCGCGACCGCATACGGGGCGATCCACGTCACGGTCGGAGAGCCACCACCAGACACGGGCACGTTGATGCGCGCAATTGGGAATGCGCGCGACACGGGAAGCGCGGGGTCAGTGGCCGCGACCGTGCCCGCAATGTATTTGACCGTCGCAACCGGGACCGTGGAACCATCCTCGACAGGGATGTCGAGCTGCACATAGATGAGATCCTGGCGGGCAATAGACGCACTCGCCGCCGTTATCGAACCAGTCTGAATGGCATCAAACGAGAACGTCACCATGCCCGACTCGGCCGCTGCCTCAAGATCCGCGACACCAGAGAACGCGCCACACGTCCAAGTCGTAGACGTTGCGCTTACCGTCGAGGTAGACGTGCCGGGACGCACGCCTGAACGCCCCCCAAGGGGACGAGCAGACGTTGCGCCGGCAAACGCAACCGCGTTCACTTGACGCAACATCCGCCCGCCATAAGAAGGTGCGCCCGCTGCGGCATCTACTGGATAAATCGTGTTGACCATGAAGTCTCCTATTTGTCAGCCGACATGGCCGTGATTGTGAGTTGAGCGCCAGCCGTATAGCTCGCCGCCGTAAAGCTCCATGTGTTTTGTCCGGGGTCGAAGGCAGACCAGCCTCGAGATGTGATGTACCCGTTACGCGACGACTGCCCGTTGGCGAGCACCTGCCGCTTCTCGTAATTGAGGTCCAGCCATTCGCCCGCGTTCAGGACCAGCGACGACGAGAACACCAGCGCAATCCCTGTGCCCAAATGGGTGATGATCGGGCCGACACACGGTCCATCGATACGCGCCGTCACCGGACCCGCAACATTGCCCACGTTCGTGAGGCTGATCTGACCCGTGACCTGCACGGCGTTGATGCTGTACGGGATCGTGTACGGGATTGTCAGACCGCCCGTAGTTGACGGGAGCGCCGTTGACGCGGTGAGGGTTGCGCCGAGTTTGCGCGGATCCAAGGCGACAACCTGCACCGAATATGTGAACGCCGTCGCACCGATCCACACCGGCAGCACGTCACCATCACGGCGAACGTTGCACCAGCGGGACCGGCCAGACTCGACCACCGCAAACAGCATCGAATCCAACGACACCGAATCAATGAGTCGGTCCAGCGCATCCGAGGCAAGCGCGGCAGTCGGGGCGATACACGTTCCCTTGAGGGTCATGGGACGCTCGCCCGAATAGGACAAGCCGCCCCATGCTCCCGGCTGGCGTGGCTTCCGTGTCGGCTTCAACGAACCAGCCGGTGAACCCCACCCCTTGAAGTCCTCAAGGATCCATTCGACCCCGGAATCTTCCCGCGAGGTGAGGTTCACAGCGCCGATGGACACGTACGAGAGCGCAAGAGGAACAGCCATCAGACAGCCCCAATCGCGTTCTGCCGGCGAGCAACCTGCATTGCAGTAGCCCGCGGCGAGATCGCCTCGTAGATGTTGTACGTGTCGCCCTTGCCCTCAGTGCCGCCGCCGAGGGTCGCGCGCACCTTGTCAAGCGGGCCAATAATCTCGTCCTGCCCACCCTCAGCAACACGCACCAGACGCCCACCAGGAGTCGCCGGGACAATGCCACCCTCAGCGAGCTGGGGGATGTGGCCGAGGTGAATGTTCACCGCGCCATTGGTGAGGGTGCGTGCCAGATCGCCCGCACCGTTCAGCCCATCAATGACCCCGTTTACGAGGCCGATGATCGTGTTGAAGATTCCACGCACCACCGACTCGACCCCGGAGAACGCGCCCGTGACGATGCCGCCGATCGCACCGAACACCGTGTTGATCACGTCAGAGAGAGTGTGAATCCCGCCGATGATGAAGTTGATCACCGGCATGATCATCGTGTTCCATAGCCAAGTGAAGATCGCGCCGATGGCCTGGAACACGGGGCTGATGATGTTCTGCCATAGCCACGTATATACAGCCGCCATTGCCTGCACGTACAGGATGATGAAGCCGACCACCGGGATGATGATCGATGTCAGCAGCCACGACACGATGTTTCCGATCGCCTGGAAGACGACGGTGATGATCGCGCCGAGAACCTGAATGACCGGGATCAGTACGGGCATAATGAACTGGACGAGCTGCACGAACAGGTTGATGACGATAACGATGACGGGCATTAGCGCAGTGATGACCGTCGTGACAATCTGCAAGATCGGTGGGATCAGCGCAGCAAACACGGGGATCAGCGCCGAGATGACCTGAATGACAATTGGGATGACCGTGGCCGTCAAGCTCCAGAGCGTTTGCGACAGGCCGAGGATCGTGGGGAGGATGCTGATAAACGCATCAGCGAGCATCTGCACTAGCGAAACAACCACGGGCAGGATCTGGGCCATAGCACCCGAGAGCGCTTCGACCAGCGAACCGACAAGGCCGACCACGAGAGGCAACGCGGTAGCAAGCACGCCCCCGATAGTCTGGCCGAGAGCCGTCAGCGCTGAGATGATCGCTGGCATGATCGGCGCAATGACCTTGAGAATCAGTTGTAACGGCGAGAACGATGACGCCAACCCGAGAACCTGGGGGAGCAGCGGCATGAGCACGGGGCCGAGGCTTGCGAAAACCTGCATCACGCCGTCAAATACCGGCTTGAATGTTGCGCCCACCCCAATAGCGGCATCCCGCGCTTTGAGCAAGAACGACACGAGCGGCGAATCTTCCTCGACGTGGAATGCCTTACGGAACGACTCGGAGAAATCGCCCTTGATGAGCAGGTCAGACAGACCATGCACGGCGTTCCCGATGAAGGTAAAAGCGTTGGTTGCGACGGGCGCAACCTTCTGCCCGAACCCGTCGATTACCCCAGCAACCTTGAGGAACTCGCCACGGTGATCCTGCAAAACATGCGTGACTGCCTCAATGGCCGGGGTCATTGCGTTGCGGAATACGTTGTGAACAGACGTGAGAACTGGGACTAGCTCGCCACCGAGGGTTACTTTCAACCCCTGATTTGCTGCGTCGAAGTTGCGCGCCGACACCTTCGCGTTGACAAACGCATTTGCCGCAACGTCATCGATAACCAGGCCCATCGTCTTGGCCTTCTCGGTCAGCGCCCCGATGCCCTCCGAACCCTTATTCAGGAACGGGATCATCTGCGCGCCAGAGCGGCCGAAGAGCTGCGTTGCCAGTGCCACCTTCTCGGCACCCTCGGGCATGGTCTTGAACTTGTCAGCCAGACCGGGCAGCAAGTCCGACATCGGCTTGACATTGCCCGCCGCGTCCAAGAATGACGTGCCGAGTTTCGCGGTCATCTCCGCCGTCTTCGCCGCGTCCCCATGAGCAAGCCCAAGGTTCTTCGAGAAGATCGTCAGCGCACCCGATGCGTTGTCAGAGTCGACCCCGGCGAGTTGCATTGCGCCGCGCAAACCTGACACCTGTTCGATGCTTCCACCCGCCACCCGCTGCAACACCTTCACCGAACCGGTAAGGTCCATGAACGCCTTGGTCGAGTCGTCCACGATGTGCTTGATTGACAGGCCCGCACCAAGGGCTGCGAGGGGTGCGGCGAACGTTTTGAGCCCAGTCATAAGGACGCCACCAAGCGCCCCGCCAATGCCCGCAGACTCGCCCTTGACCGCCGCCGAGAGGGCGGCACCGAATCCGGTAGCGTCAGGTTTTACCCCGAGGGAAACCTGCCCGGCTGAAAGCGTCCCGGCCATTAGTCCTCCATCATTGAAGCGAATTGCGAAAGCTGAATAGTCGGGGCTTTGACCGGTTCAAGAGCTGCCTCATACGGGCGCGGGACACGAGGAGACGGGTCCTGCTTGCTCTCCGAATTGGCCGAGATAAACAGGTCTGTCAGGTAGCGCACCGAATCAACGACGGTCGCCAACATCTCCACGTCGTTGCCCCAACCGAGCGGGGACTTCATCTGCGACCGGACATAAGCCGAGTCAGGCGGCAGGCCCTTGATGTGGGTGAGCAGGCGGCGGACACCCCACGCCTGCTCACCCCACACGGCCAGCCGTAAATCAGTCCCGTAGAACCGGGTGAAATCGGCCTCGAGTGGCCCCCACTCTGTCTCTAGAGTGTGGGCGAGGCCGAGGATTCCCCCAGCGTCGAACCCGTCACGAACTCCGTGATCGCTTTCAGATCAGCGGCAGACAGGCCGTCGTTGATCAGCGCGTCCACGTCGGCAGGGTCCACGAGCAGCTTGGTCAATCCGCCCTTGATGTTCTCCGCCTGGAAGTCGATAACCGCGCCGATGTCGAACTCTGCGCGCACCTCCACGAACCCAGCAGCGAGCTTGATGTACGGGTTCGCCAGACCGGCAGCAGCACGAGCCTCAGCACGGGCGACACGAGCCGCACCAAGGTCGAGGACGTTTGCACCTGCGGGTGCCTCGCTCAGGATGCTCAATAGCCGACCGCCTGATCGACGCCGTACACAAGGACGGACTTGGTGCCATCGATGGACGCGAGTGCCTGAACTTCCATCGCATAGGAGATGGAATCCTGCCGGCTGAACTTCACCGTGGGCAGCGAGGTCAGTGCGGCGCGCTGGATGATGATGCGCTGCGAGATCACGGAATCAGACCAGTCGATGATCAGCATGAAGTTTGCCACAGACGCTGCGTCGGGAATCGCGAGCGAGTAGGAGCCGGTCACCTTGACGAAACCAGTGGCCGTGCCCGCGATCGTCGGGGCAATGAGTGCGCCGCCGACCGTGGCCGCGAGGGTCAGGGTTGTTCCAGTCGGGGCGGTCAGGACGTAGTACGTGGTTCCGACGACGAACGGGGTTGCACCCGTGAGCCCCTGGAACTGGAACGGGTCGCCGACGTTGAGTCCGTGTGCGACCGAGGACGTGACAACACCGGTCGTGATCGCGATGGTTGCCGTGCCGATGCTGGTCGCGTTGGCGGTGATTGCAGCGCCGCCCCATGCCAGACCCAGGGTGTCCTTGTTCGTCTGCTGGAGCTCGAACGTGAACGATCGAACCAGCGCGGTAGGAATGGTGCGCACGGGCTCGAGCGCCTGCCACACCGTCACGTCTTTGGTCTTGTAGTCCTGCTTGGCTACGAAGCCGTCGGTGCAGAAACCGAGCTCAACAAAACCCGCGCCGGGCGCAGTGGTCGAGTCGGCCGGGATGGCGGTCCCAAGTGGGGCCTTCCAGATCCGGCCCGATCCGGGGACCCGGACCTGGCTGGCGTTGTTAGCAGGAGCCATGATGTTTGTCCTTTCGAGACACGACGAATAAGCCCCCGGATCGGAGGCTTAGAGAGGGTTGGGTTACGGGTGGGTGAGTAGGCGATACCGGGCGACGTACCGGGGCAAGGGTGGGTTAGGAATTGTGTCTGGAAGCCAACTGGCGCCCATCTCCTCTGTGCCCGATACGAGGACACCAGCGGGCACGCGATCGTTCGCCACAGCCCACACAGCGGCCTGCACGGTGCGCGCTATCTGCCCGCACAGTTGCTTAGAACCGCCAACGGAATCGATCTGCAACGCCGGATTGCCCAGCGCCGGCCAGATCCCGTTACCGCCGCCAAGCTGCACGACGATGTACGGGTAGGTCGGGGCGCTCGGGATTTCCGTCACGATGTGCGTCGAGTCGATGAGGGTGGTTAGCTCGGGGATCGTGCGCAGGTATTGGATCGTCGCGAGCACCGCGTCGGGGAGCACGTAGACAGGATTCGGCATTAGCCGCCCTTCTTCTTGAACGTGAGCCCGAGCGCGTCAGCAGCGCGCCGGAAAGTGAAGTGCGCCGCCTGCCCCTGGCTCGGAACGCCGAACTCAACATGCGCCGCATGGTCGCTGGACGAGTAGACGCGAGCGCCACCCTTCGTCTTCTCCGCGACAATGCTGGCCCCATAATCGCCCGACGACTCGGGGGCATTCGAGCGGGCCACCGATGCGATCTGTGTTGCAACGGCGAAGGGCTCGTCACCATCCGCAACCAGTTTTGCCACCTCGGCCTCAACGTCTGGATTTAGCGTGAGGGTTACGTCGCCGCTAGCCACTGATCGCCACCAGCTTGCAGATGAGATGAGACACGGCTTGCAAGCGCGGGTTGTACGCGTGCTCGGGTACACCGTTCACCTGGAACAATTGGCCCTGGAATGTGATCTGATCAAGGTGGCCGATCAGTGTTGGAATCCATGTAGCACCGCTCAAACGGGTCACCCGCATGTGGGCAACCCAATCCGAGACGGTCGTGTCGCGGTCGGCCTGAAACTCAACGCTGGCCTTCTGCTCAAGGAACCCCAGCACGACGAACGGGGTACCAAGGCCACCGGGGATCTCGTCGCCGTAAGCATCCTTCGTTGGTGCACCCATTGTTTGCACGCTGAGCGGCTGCGTTAAAAGCTGGTTCAGGCTCATGCGATCCGCGGATTCATGTAGCGTGCCAACCCCTTGCGCTCAATGCTCGAGAACCCATCAGCCTCCATGCCGTACTTCACCTGGTAACCGCCGATCCGCTCAAGGTCAATACCGGCTGGGGATGAGTACGCACGAGCTGCAGCACCGAGGACAGCACCGACAATGGACATCGGCATCACCGCGAACCCGTGCGAGTAAGTGACCCGCCACGACTCAGGCGCAGACGGCCAGTGAAAGCCAGTGTTCGGGTTGGCTGAGATCATCCCGAGCCGTTTGGAAACGGTGTACGTTGCCGGGTCCACCGTGGTCCACACGGTGCCATCGAACGTCTCGAGCAGGGACACGGATGTCACGGGGGTTTCGGGGAGTAGCGCCACATACCCGGCGAGCGGATCGATCAGCACGACATCGTTGATCACGGGGTCAAGCGTGAGTTGCATGAAATCCCTCACCATGCCCGACGCGATGTCCAGCATGAGAATCGCCGAAGCGTCGTCAGCCGCGAGGGGCTGCTGCAAGAATGCCGCCAGTTGGGCGGGCGTGGCGAGGGCGGCCATTACTTGACCTCAGCGGTGGTCGCGTCGAAGATCGGGGTGGGCTCCGGGGCCTTGACGACCTTGACCTCGACGCGGGGCTTCCCGGTCAGCTCTTCGTAGTCCGAAACGAAATCGGTGGGTGCCATGTTGTTCTCCCTTCAAGTGTTGGGGGTGGGGCCAGTCCGAAGACCAGCCCCACCGGGTGATGCGGGTTACGCGGTGAGCAGGACCTTGCCGAATCCGGCGGGACGGATCACGCTCAGGGCAAGCCTTTCCTCAGCCTTCAGCGTGATCATGTCCGTCTCGAAGTCGTTGTTGTTCGAGTTGGTCATGTCGAGCACGACACCGTTGCGGCGGAAGATCTGCGCGCATTCCTGGAAGCCACCGACGAACGCGGTGCCCTGTGCGATGGCGGTCGTGATGACCGTCTTCACGCCCCAAAGGTTCGACACGTTGGACGGGCCTGCGTTGCCGTACGCGCCGGTGAACGGGCCACCTGCGTAGTACTGCTGCTGGCCATCCTTGCCGAGACGGATGGTCTGCCAGTCGAGCGGGTTGATCAGGATCGCGTCCGGCTCAACGAACGAGACCGAGCGCAGGGCGGTGATCTGGTTGAAAATGCCTTCCATGATCTTCGCGGCGGTGAGGCCCGCCGTGGTCGTGATCGCTGCGGCAAGCCCGGCGCGGTTGAGCAGACCCTGAAGTTCGGGCGTGGTGCCCGTGCCGTTGAGGAGCTGCTGCTCTTCCTTGCGCTGGAGGCCGAAGACCATGCGGTTCTGGAGGTACGCCTGGAACTGCTCGGCGTCCTGGAACATTTCGACGGTGACCTTCGAGATGTTCGCGATCTTCGACACGTTGTCCTGACGACGGGTCAGGGTGAGGTCGAGCTGCGGGATCGCGCCCTTCTCGGCGACGACTCCGGTGAGGTCCTGGAATGCGGCCTCAATGACGTAGCTCACGGAGGTTGCAGACGTGGTGCCCTGTGCGATAAGATCCGCGACGGTCAGCGGCTGGAACCGGATGGGCACGATGCCGGGCAGGAGCTGCGGGGCGTTGAGCTGGCCAGCGAGACCAGCACCACCGGAGAAGGCGGGGATGATTCCCTCGTCGATGGTCGCGGCTGCCTTCACGTCGATCTGCGCGAAACGCGAACCGGAGAGCATGGACTTGTACGCGGCAGAGTCGATGACCTGACGGGCGAACCCGCGAGTCTCAACGTGCTGCTCGCTCTTGGCCTCGGGTGCGGCCTCAGCGCCACCCATGAGGCGGTTGGCCGCGTCGTGGATTGCGATGGCATCCTTGAACCCCTTGGCCTCGAGGGTGAGCGCGTCGAGGCGCGTCATCTTCTCGGCGTTGGTGAGGGTGGAGTCGGCCTGAACGTTTTTGGCCTTGACGCCAACGTTCGCGATGCCCGACTGGGCTTCGATGACAGAAGTCATTGGGTAGTTCCTTTCAGAAATGGGCACAAAAAAAGCCCCGACATGTGTCAGGGCTCCGTGCTAAAAGTGGAGTTATGGGATGAGGGTGTCCGCGTACAGATCAACGAACGCGGCCGTTACTGCTTCCGATTCGGCTTCATCAGCGGCTTTGGTCTCGGCGACGGCGGCGGCAGATTTCTCAGCGGCGGCGGCAGGCTCAACTTCGGCGGCAGGTTCGGCGTTCTCATCTGGGTCGGGGATTCCGACCACATCTAGGAACTCGTCAATGGTCACCGAAGCGGCCTGAACGAGTGCAATGCCCTGCTGAATCTCAGCGGGCAAAGTGGAAAGGTCAACGGACGCGAACGCCTCAATGGCCTCATCGAGTGCGGCGTCAACGCCGAGAACCAGTGCGACGGGGTCGGCCTGGTCTTCGTCAGCGGGCATACCGTCCTTCTGGGCGTAAGCCTTCGCGCCGGCACAGTCAGCGCCGAGCATGGCCGCGTGGTCGTGGATACCCTGGACTGCCGCCGCATCCGTCTTGCTGTTGCGCGCGCCCGACTTCGAGGACAGCACGAGCGCTTCCCGGTTCGACGGGATCGCCACGAACGCCCCGTTGAGAAGTTCCCGCTGCGGTTTCGCATCCTTCGACGTTTTCGGGAGCGTCATAAACGCCACCGACGTCGTGTTGATGTGGCCCTCGTTGACGAGCGTCCGAACTTCCTGCGCGCGGGGGAGACTCGAGTACGTTCCCGACACGACGAGCTGGCCCGCCTCATTGATGCTCGGGACGCCAGAGCCGACGGTCGTTGCGACTGACATCCCGTGGTCGCTGTCGAACGTTATCTTCTCGGGCAGCGGGGTCTTCCACTCGTCCGAGCCGAGCGTGTCGCCGTCCCTATCGAGGGTGGGTGCAGAGAGGATGACCTCGAACGTGCCGGGGAAGTCGTTATCCGCACCCGTGGGGGTGATCGTTGCATCCTTATGTTCAACGCGCATTGGTTGGCCTTCCTTCGAGAATTGATCTCCAAGCGTATTGACAAAAGTAATACGTTGGGCTTAGAATATAGATATGACAACGACACAGAACAGCAAAAGCCGCCAGCCGCTCACCTTCCGCATCGACAACGCCGCCGGGAAGTGCCGCGTTTACCGCGGCGAGCACTATCTTGGCTCCACCCGCAAGACTCGCCGCGATAACCCCTCCGTCCGAGGCGGAGCGTACCGAGACGCGTGGAAAGCCGTTGCTCAGGACGGCAAGAACCTCGGCACTTTCGACACTCGCCGCGAGGCAATCGCCGCGGTCGCCGCGAACAATTCATGGGGGCTGTGAGTATGAGCCGACCGGCCATGCGGCCCCGCGCCCTGCGCACGTCTGACGCGCTCTGGGAAGCGGCCCAAGCTGCCGCCGATGCACGCGGCGAGATACTGTCCGAAGAGATCCGCAAGTTTCTCGAGCGATACGCGAAGAAGGGTTTGAAATGAGTGAGATTGAAGGACAGAACGGAACGGCTGAGGCCCGGTTCTGGGCCAAGGTCAACAAGTCGGGCGAGTGTTGGATCTGGACCAGCAGCACGAGCAGCTACGGGTATGGCAGATTCCGCATTGGCGGGGAAGGCTCGCGGAATCTGGGCGCTCACGTGGTCGCATACCGGTGGGCCAAGGGCACCATCCCAAATGGAATGGTGCTGGACCACCTATGCCGCGTGCGATCCTGCGTCAACCCCGCTCACCTTGAAATCGTCACACCCGAAGAGAACTCAACCCGCGGGATGATCTCTCGCGTGGCGGAAGTTCCCAACTGCCCCAACGGCCACCCGTGGAGCGAGAACACCTACATGCCAAGGCGGGGTTATCGCATCTGTAAGGCATGCGCCTATCCCAAGTCGCAGGAGTACAACAGAAAGCGCCGTGCGGCCCTAGTCAGTACTAAAGGATAGGTCGCACGAGCAACCCGCCACTTCGTCAGCGCCACCGGAGTAGTCGCCAGGACCGTTCATCCCATTGGAGAACAGTGTGTTGAGTTCGACGGTTTCGCCGCTCATCGATGCGTGAGAAGCGCGGGGCTTGCCAGAGGTGACAACCCACATCTTCGTCTTCGCCTTCGACAGGCGCGCAGCTACGAGTGCAGCCAGACCGCCGATCACAGCGACACGAGTGAGGCTGATCTGATTCGACCGCGCCGCAATCTCGCCGTCGAACAAGCCATCGATCGCATCTTCGGGATCTTCCGATTCCTCCGACTCGGCAGCCCTCGCGAGCGCCTTAGCGATCTGATCCGCCGTAGTCTGGTTGATGCTCTGGGCCGTTGACTTCGCATTGGCCGTCAGGTACTCGGCAATGTCGCCGCCGTCATACCGTCCACCAAGATCCGCCGCAACCTTCGCGCCGATCGCCTTAGCCGTAGCCTCAGACAGTGAGTGCAGGATCGTCGTCAGGTCGCCGTCCCAAGCTTCGGGATCGAACGCACCAGCCGACTTCTTACCCACCGCCGACTTCACCGACTCGCGCTGCTTGCCGAAGAACTTATCCAACTCCGACTGATGACCCGCAACCAGGCCGGCGCGCAGATCCTTCGTCGTCGCCTTGCGCGATAGGTAGCCGTTCAGTGACCGCGTAACAGCCTTGGACAGGTTGGACGCACCAGCCGCCGCAGCATCCGCTCCCGACGCCGCAGCAGACGCCTCGGCGTCCATAGCGGGTGAAGGAGTAGCCGCCTCCGTGATGGAAACACGCTGTGACGGCGTGCCCAACTGGACGAGGGCGGCATTCGCGTAAAGCTTGTCCATCTCAGGATCATCCGACATCGGATGCCCCACCAGCTCGAGCGCCTGATTGCCGGTGAAGATTCCCGAGTTCCGCAAAGTTACGGCCTTATCTGCACGAGTCTCGAAGTCACCACGGAGAACATCAGTCATGTCATACCGTGCGACACGCTGGCCAATGGGGAAAAACTCGGGGCGCAGGGCGAAGTCAACCACGGACTCGAAATCTTCGAGGCGCGGGGTCATCGTGTCCCGATACATCGACCGCATCTGCTCGGTGATGTTCGAGAACGTCGCATGATCGAGGATGTGGACCACGGGCGGGGGCACGTCGTAGACCATGCAGCCCTCTTGCATGTTCATCTTGCGCGAATCGATGTACTGCATCTCATCGTTCGTGAGCTGCACCGGAGCGGCAGTCATGCCCTCATCGAGGATCATGGTCGAACCGACGTTATCGGCCCCACCGTGACGCGCATCCGACGACGCCTTGAGCCGATCCTTGGCATTCTGGGAAAGCTCGCCCGGGTGCGTGATGATCATGCCCGGACGTGCGCCCTTGTTCCAGAACGATGTCGTCGCGCGCCGGCTGGCGTCCTCGTTCACGAGGGTCGAACGCAGGGGCTCGAGGCGAGACAGGCCGCGCATCAAAGACTCGGGATTGTATCGCAGGAACGCCACGACATCGTTAGACGGCGCGTGCAAGATACCAGCGGACGCGACACCCAGCGTGAAGATGTACTCCACCTGGCCGGCAGCGTCACGGTGGACAGCCACACGGGAAGGGTGCATCGGCAGAAGGTTTACAACCTTGCCAGTTGGGCGACCAGCCATGTCTTTGCCTGCGCGCTGCTTGTACCAGAACGCCTCACCGAAAACCTCATACGTCGAGGTTGTCCACCGGTAGAAGTTGAACGTAGACATCTGATCGCACGGGCTGGCGATCAGCTTCGCGTAATCCGATTCCGTGTCCTCAACCTTGCCCGTCGCCGGGGCTTCATCCCAGACCTTGAGCTTGAGCCGTGCCTGCGAACTCGCGATCTTGTCAACGAGCGTCGTCACCACCGGCTGGGCAGAGTACAAGGCCGCATACGTCGCGAACTTGTTAGCCAGGAACATGCCAGTATCAGCGTAAAAGTAGCCGTTACTGAGCGTCGGGGTCGTCTCGCCGAGAGCCTGCGGGGCGAACCCCAGCACCGAACCGTTGGACACAATCACGCGGCAACCCCCGGCCTCTGCAAGTACACGATTTCTGAGCGCGGAACGAACAACTCGCCGTCAACAACCTTGCGGCCGGCGTCCGTAAGCGCGAACGCATCCACCATGCGAACGGTCTTCTCGTCAGCATCCACAAGCAAGCCGTCGAACGACTCACCAGTGCGCAGGGTGACCACGAAACGTTCACGTAGGAGCTGCTTGAGCAGTCTGTCCTTGCCCATGTGGACTCCTTAGTTGTTTTGTCGGCGCAGAAACTCGGGGTTCAGATCTCTTGGTGGGCCGGATGGTGCGTGCGATTCAAGCTCGGCATCGAGTAACTGGCGGGCCGTGTTGTACATGCGGCGATCGAATAGCTTGGATATGTCGGCCCAGTCCCAAGTCCCCGGACCAGCCATCCGTCCGTAAGACTTGACGACGACCTGAACGCGCCCGTGCGTGCAGTAGCGCAGATCGCCCAGCTGCCGCATCCTCACGCCATGCGGCACGATCGGGTTAGCCCTGACCTGGCACATCTCGGCGTGACCTTCAACCCGCGCGTCATTGAGATTTGGCACGAGGCTCCTTAGATGACCGCGAGGTCTTCGGTTTCATACTTGCTAACCTTTTTGGCTTCCGTACCCAGCACGAGCGAGAGAGCGTTGACCAGGGCGGCGATAGCGTCGATCTTGTCGGCCGCGTTGCCCTTGTCAGGCTTCACGTTGCCGGCAGCGTCGATAGCCACCGTGAAGTTGTCTGCTTGCCAACGGGCGGCAGGGTTGCCACCATGACGCAACATGGGCCGTTCCTCAGTGCCTTCGAGGAGAACGCGTTGCAGTTCTTTGGTAGGCGAGGTCAACGAGGCCAAACCTTGACGGGTCAGAACCATCGGCGCGTTGTCAGACATGAGATCGTTCGTGAGTTGCTGCGCATTCCACGGGTCATACGCAATCCCGCGGACCTCGAACTTCTCCCGATCGCGGTTGATCTGCGCCCGGATGTAGTCATAGTCAGACACGTTGCCCGGCGTGAGAGTCAGAAAACCCTCACGAACCCAAACCGTCGCAGCACCCGCAGTCCTCTTATCAAGGTTCACAAGGTTCGACTCCGGAGTCCACATGCGCCAGATCGCGTCAAACCCCGCCTCAGAGGGGAACAGCCAACACAATGCGTTGAGGTCAGAAGTCGATGCAAGGTCAAGACCGCCGAAGCATTCCCGGCCGGTCAACTCGAGCTCAGAAACCATCGACGTGTTGCGGTCCCAGACCGCCATGTCGATGTACTTCGTTTCCTGCTTCGTGCGCAACCCAAGGTGCAAGCGTTGGAACTCGGCAAGCTCAGCCGGGCTGTTCTTCGCCTTGATCGCCGCCGACTTGAGATAACCCGCAGTCGGTGAAACCCCATACCCAGGATTCGCGCTCTTCCACGTTGACTCGACGAACGGGTCGGCGAGCGGATCCGCAGCCCAGACGACACCATACGTCGACTCATCCTTGAACGCGCCACGAGCCAACTGCTCCACATAGGTGCGCTTCTGGTCGTAGATCGTCTCACGCCGGCCAGAGTCGGCAGTCGTGATGATCGCAATGAGCGGCTGCGTACGCGAACCCGTACCAGTCTCAAGAGTGTGGAGCAAGTCGCCCGTCTTGTGAACGTGCAACTCGTCAACGACAGCACAGGACAGGTTGAGCCCGTGCTGCGCGTCGGCAGCAGACGCGATTACCTCCACGTAGGAGCCCGTCGACGGCATTATGATTCGCTTCTGATGCGTCTTCACCCGATCGCGCAACATAGGCGACTTCTCCGCCAACATCTTGATCGGGTTGAACACAAACCCCGCCTGGCGCTCCGTCGTCGCAGCAGTAACCACCTGCGCGCCAAGGTCACCATCAGCGAAAGCCATGTAAAGCGCGATGCCACCCGCGAGCGTGGACTTACCTTGCTTGCGAGGAACGTCAATGTACAGATTCCGGATCACCCGGACGAACTCACCGAACTCGTTCTTCTTCACCCAGCCGAAAACCGGGATGATCAGATACGCAACCTGCCACGGGTCAAGCCGCAACGGCTGCCCCGCAAGCCGACCCTGCGTGTGAGTGAGTGCATTGAACACCGCAAGCACCCGGTCAACACGGTCAGGGTCAAACTTCGTCCCACGAGTGCGGCCAGGATCCGGGGTCATAATGCGCGGCGGGCAATCAGGGAGCGCATACCCGCGATCCTTCAAATACCAGCGCGCCTCCGGAGAGAGGCCGAGGTCGTCAACCTTCGCCATGACAACCTCCGGTGACCTCAGCCCATCTACCCGCTAAACGGGTTCCCGTCTGACTGTTGCGATTCCTTCGCACTAAACGCGTTCTCCGCGGCGGGAGTGAGACCGAACTGCCCAGCCCAAGTACGAGCCTCACGGCCGGCAGCTCGAGCGATACCAACCGCAGGATGGGGGAGCGTGCCCTGCTTCGCCTCGATCGTCAGACCCTCGTTGGCGATGATCCGGGAAGCCTCAACGAACGTCGCCCAGTTCTCGCAATAGATCGCAAGAGCCGCCCGATCGCTCGGCTTGAGAATGTCCAGACGCGACATCTCAGGAACAACACGCTCCCACTCGGCCAACGCCTCACGCGACAACCAGTCAGGCGGCTCTGGGGGGATGCGCTTGAAATCAAGAGGCGGCTTTACAGTCCGACCGCCCGAATCCTTACCGTTGCCAGTGCCGCCAATAAGGCGCAACGCAGCAGGAGCAGTAGCCCGAGGCATAAGACCCCCCTATGACGTAGTGAAGCGCGCGAGACAAGACTCCCCCACGGTTCCCTGTGAGTTTTCTCCTAGAGATTGACGACCCCCACCCGGGGGTCAGTCGGATCTCTTCGGGTTGCCGAATCCGCCGTCTCGTGATGCGGTCTTCCTCGAGTGGTGTGAGGCTGAGAGCGCCTGTAAGTTGTTGTTGTCGAAGCCGCGTGGTCCGTTGGGTCCGAGGCCGTCGATGTGGTCGACCTGTGTGGCTTCTTGTCGCTTCCACATGGGGAGCGCTTCACATTCGGGGCACTCGCATGTTGGGTGGTAGCGCAGGAACTTCTTTGCGTGTGCTGCCCATGTGGTTGTGTACCCGCGGCTGTAGCGTGTGCCTCGACGCGCTTCTGTTTCCTTGCGTGTCTGTGTTCGGCATTCGTCGCATTGCCCGCCACCGTAGACGAGTGTGCCGCAACGGTTAGTGCAGAGACTGGGTGGCGAGATTGGCATGTCTACTCCTTGGCCCGGGCTATCCTAAGCGACGCCATAATCACGAACGCTTCAGCCAACGCAGCAGCAGCTTCTTCTCGCGTAACCTCAATCCCATTAATGGTGGATAGGTCAGTGTCGGGTGCCATTGCTGTTCCTTAGCGTTGGGGCTATACGAGAACAGCCTCGTCTTTGTAGCGGCTCGTGGGCGTCATTACCCATGTGAGCATTCCGGGTTCTGAGTAGGTGCCTGATGCCTGAGAGAAGCCGGGAGATCCACGATCCTGTGACGGTGTTTGCCGCCAAAGCGTGTCACCCCAGTCTTTGCCCTCGCCGTGGTGGAAGTGGTGTGTGATGAGCACGTCGGCCTGACCGATGCGCCCGAAACGCTTGACTGCTGCGGCCATGTTCTTGAACCAGGCGTGAGCCTTGCGTTCCGTGGTTGCCCCGCTAACACCCTTTGCGAACACGTCGCCGTGAGTTGTTACGAGCGTCCAGCCGTGAACCTCGGTCCAGACGGCAGCTTCTTCTTCGGCAATGATCCACTCAATGTGCTGCATGTTGGGGTCGCGGGCGAGTGCGAGCTTGGCCATCTCGACACAGTGCGTGTCGTCGTTGTCTGCGAGTGTTGTCATCTTGCCGTTGATGCGGTGTTCGCCGTGGTTGCCCTTGCACGCCAAAACCTTGACCCACTCGAATAGCGGGGCGAGGGAGTCGAGCGCGTGGAGGATCAGCGCCACAACCCCTTCGATCTGCTGTTTGCGGTCGAGGTCGAGGCTAAATGACTGGTTCGGGTAGATGACACAGCCTTCTACGAGGTCGCCGCCGATAACGATGACTAGGCCCTCGAGCTTGCGGCCGATTAGACGCAGCTCGTAGATGCGTTCTTTGGCCAGTTCGACGAACCGGTAGAAGTTGGCGATCGTTGCAGCCGAGCCGCCGTTGTATGACTGGCCGAGCTGCACGTCGTTGATGGTGATACAGAACGCCGATGAGTCGCCGTCGATCTCAAAGGTGTAAGGGCCGACTGTGATCGATGATTCAAGTCGGAGCTGAGCGAGGATGCCAACCGGGTCGATGCCGTATTCGGTGCGCTCAGTGTTGATGCCGTGTTTCGGCGTGGCTGACATCTTGTTTGAGAACATGTCGAGCCCGTACGCAATGGATTTGATGCTGAGCGTGTAATCCTCGGGCTTGTCACCTGATGAGCGAATCCATGCGCGTGCATCGTCGAGGGTGATTGGCCGGCTGCGAACTGCGGTAACTGATTTGGAGCCGTCTGACGAGTCTTCGTTGGTGTCGCCGGGCATTGTTGCGCCTGGTGCGATGTGCACAACGCCAATTTTCTTGCGGTGATCTTTGACCGTCGAATTTCCGAGGTTCCATTTGGATGCAATGGCAACAGCGGTTAACTCGCGGTCGTTCAGGTCGACCATGTAAAGCGCATCATCGAGCAGCGACAATTAGGCCCCTATCGTTGATTTGCGCATATGAAGGTTCCGCGTCTCGCCCGCATGCCACTCGCCTTTGTGGGCGTAGGCCAGGACTCGCTCACCGACTCGCGACGTGTTCAGCGTCTGTGGGTGAGGTCGTAGCCTTTCGGGGGTGCGGGCGAAACGCGGAAGTGAAAGTGGAGTAGGCGCGTAGCGTCGCCTCGTTCTTAAGCCACCAGTTAGGTCAGTCCTCAGGAACGGTTACCCCGCCCATCACCCGCCTTGCTGTTTGGCTGCACGTTTAGGGAACATGCCCTTGTACCAACCAGTAGCCTCCACTAGCTGAGCCACGAGGAATCGAACCTCGATCTGCGGTTTTGGAGACCGCCGTGCTTGCCATTTGCACCATGTCCCATAAGCCCCGTTATGCCAGCACGGGACAACACTGTTCTATGACGGCGACACCGACGAACGGAAATGGCCGTATTTGTGCACGATGCCTGTTAGGCGCTCTCGTGCGCTCGTTTCTTGCCACCCCTGAGCTCGGGGATGGAGCATCTGACCTGAGCCAGTGGCAAGTCATCCCAGTCGCTGCACTCGCCCGGTGTTGCCCTCTTGGGGCTGGTTTGGTTGCGGGGTGTGAGCGAACTGGAAAGTTAACGCAAAAAAGGGCCGTCACGGTTGGGTGACGGCCCTCTCTTGCTCAAAAATATAGACACTCTCCGGGGGACGGATTGTGCCTAATGCATAGCATAGTGCCTGACTATGAAGTCGTGCAACTCTTCTCTCGGCGAGTTGTCCCGTTCTTCACACTTGGGTTTGCGGTGGCCTTGAGGCGGAACCGGGCGAGTAGCACCGTGTGCTCGATAAGAATGATCCCGTTGATGTTTCGACACGCCATCCCATCGTGAATCCATTGGCTGATCGTCCGGGTTGTACGGCCCGTACGAACGGCGGCGGCCTTGATGGTGTAGTTCGGCTGGTCTACGATCACGCTACCTCCTGGAGTTTGGCTATTGCTTCGAGGTACTTGGTGAACGCATCGGTGTTCGGTTCGACGACGTGAGCGCAACGGCCGCACATTACGGCCACCTCGGGGTCGAGTAGGTCTGGTGGCTTCACGAAGATTTCCCGCTCACCGCAGACCTCGCAATCACGCTTGTCTGCGGGTCGAGTGGGTCGAGCTTCGACGCCGTACATTGCCGAAAGCGTGAACACGCCTCGCGCATCCTCGTGCCCCGCCGTGAGGTCGTCGTGGTAGGCGGCCGCGGATACTGATTGTGCGACATCTTCGGCCCGGTCAAGCAGCCAGTCGCACAGCCATGATGCGTATAGGTGCGCAGCCTCCACCGATACGGGCTTGGACCCTTGCACCTCGTGACTGTTTGCCCATGATGGGACGGCAGGTGGGGCGACGTGCAGTTCAGCAGCAAATACGGTGCACCATGACAACAGCTTGGCGAAGAGAGCGTCCGAGGCGTCGAGTGGCCCAATATTCAAGGGTGCCGGCGACTCTCCACCACCACCCGATACGCGTTCGGAGTAGTCGGCAGCGCCGAGGCTGAACAGTTGCGCCCGCATGTTCGCCATGAGATCCGGGACCAGTTTCAGTGCCGCCCGGATCCGGTAGAAGCACGAGTCACAGAGGATGCCGTGGCGCGCACCTTTCGGCCTCGGGGGTTCGTCGTCGATGGGGTCCCAGGTGCAACCTCTCGCGCAGGGGAATGGTTCGGGTTGTTCACTCATGGCACGCCTCCTGCTCTGTGAGCCATTCCGGCACGTCGTTTGTGAGTACGTAGTCGGGCTGTCTGCCGCTCATGGCTTCATCCTTCCGATGATGTTTTTGCATGTTCCGCACACTGGGTATCGGGTGGGGTCTTTCATGGGTACGTCCCATTTGCCGCAGAGCGCTTCGATGGGGTTGCCGTGGATCCACGCCTTGTCGAGGTCGGTCTTCTCGAAGTAGTGCGAGCAGGTGTCATGGTCGCCAGTGTCCGTGGTGACTGGCTTGGTCCGTTCGAGTACGTCACTCATGCGCGCTCTCCGTTCGTTTCTGCGCCTGTTTGACGCTCCATGGGTGTAGCTGTGTCAGATTCGCCCGGGATGCGCTCAGGCGACGGGTGAGAGGGGATGGTGGGGGGTTCCGCGTTCGCCGCCCACCCCGTCACCCAGCCGTAGAGACCGCATGTCGAACAGCGGACGTTCTGCCACCCTTTGGCCAGGCGCACACGTGCCGCTTCGGCCGCACTGTTGTAGCCGCTCGGCAACGGGTGGTCGTGCAACGGGTCCGGGCATTCGTCGCGCGGTCCCGGTCGGTCATCCATCCCGCAGACGTACGTGGCCCCGGCCATCAGGGCTGCTCCGTACTGGGGGTGACCAGACGACGCCAGTAGCGCTCCTCGTGGTAGTCGAATCGATCCCACGACTCTCCCGGCCTGCCCTTCGTCGGGTCGAGTTCCCAACCCTCGCGATCGTCGGGTGGGTCGTCGATGCTGCGGTCCCAACTCTTGCGCGGGCCGGTCGTGGTCGCGGTTTCGTACTCGACCGTCGTGACCTCTCGCGGCTCAGGCTCTCGCCGGCAGCCCTTGATCAGGTCTTCAAGAATCGAGGCATCCACCTCGTCTTCGGCGCTGGTATCACGGTCAAGTGAGTCGAGCCATTCTGTCGCCGCAACGATCAGGTCGCTCTTCGCCAGCGCTTCCCGTTCCGGCTCTCCTGCGGCCTCGACGTGAGCTTCTGGCTCGTTGCAGTGGCCCACGAGGTCTGCAAAGCATCCGTGCTGGTGCGCGGGTGCGGGGCAGTCCCCATCGCCCGCACATCCGGGGTATGGCTCCTCGTTCTGCTCTCCTGCGGGAGGGGTGGCGACATGCGGCGAAAACATCCAGGTCGTGCTGTGGCCAGTCTGATCGGCGTGCATATCAGCGAAGCACCGAGGGCAGCAGATACCCTCACGTCCGGTCTCCGCCGCCCATTTCGAGGTTCCAGCCAACCAGACCTCACGGGTCGCGGCCGCCCAGAGCATGTTGCGAGTTCCACACCTGTGGCAGAAGTCCTCAGGGTGCATCTCAGGCCACCCAGCAATGCGCTGCTGTACTATCCACTCCGGATCGCGAGCATCGGGGTCGCGTTTAACCGCGTCTGCGGGAGGGGTGGGAAGGGATTCGGCTTCGAGGTCTCCGTCTTCGATCAGCCCGTCTTCGATCAGCCCGGCGATGTCGTTGCCCGACCATCCGGCGAGCTCCGTCACCGCGTTCTGCAATCTGGCCATCTTGTCGTTGCTCATGATTCGTCGTCCCCTGTGTCACTGTTCATCGGATTGCCCTGCTCCTTCATCTCGGCCCGCTTGGCAACCCATGCCATTGCGCGCTCCTTTGTCGTCAGCGGTTCATTGGCGCAACGTATGGCGCTCTTTCCGTACGGCCCATAGCAGCGCGCACATCGATGCTCGGTGTTCGGCTCATTCCTGCCTTGTGACGGGAGGTGGGAGTTGGCGATGCTGCCTGCGATGTAGGCGGGCATTAGGCTGCGTCCCGGGATCCGTCTTCGTTGAACTGGCGTGTTCCGGTTCCGGCCTCAAGAATCTTGCGCGCTAGCTGTGCAACATCTTTGAGCTGCATCTCAACCTGAGCCGCATAGAACGCTGGGTTGTCGCCACATGGAATTTTGGGTTGCAGGGTGAGGGTGATTCCGCCCGCGATTATAGTGACCGGTCCAAGTTCAGCGGCCATCAGAAAGGTGTCCCATCCGTGAAGTCGCCCAGCGTATTCCAAACGTCACCAGCGCCCGGCTGAGCGCTTGGCCCACTCGGAGCAGCGGTTGCCCACGGTTCATCTCCCGACGCGCTGGCACCCCCGCCGTGCCCCGCGCTGCCACCACTGGACGATGCACGGGTGAGGGATGCGGTCGCATATTTCAGCGACGGGCCGATGTCATCGATTTCGAGCTCAAAACTGGAACGCTTCTCGCCCTCCTTCGTCTCGTAGCTTTTCTGCTTGAGGCGACCCGTTGCGACGACGCGAGAACCCTTCGTGAGCGAACCCGCGACATGCTCGGCGAATTCGCGCCAGACCGACGCGCGGAGGAAGAGTGCGTCACTGTCCTTCCACTCGTTGCTCGCCTTGTCGAAGTTGCGTGGGGTCGAGGCGATCGTGAAGTTTGCGACTGCGAGACCACCGCTCGTGTATCTCAACTCGGGATCGCTGGTTAGGTTGCCGATGATCGTGATTACAGTTTCGTTTGCCATGTTCAGTTGCTCGTTTCTTCGGTGACCGTGATGTCGATGATGTATGTCGCGATGACGTGGCCCTTGTCCCCGTACTGGATGCCGATGAGGGTTCCGTCACCGTTGATCTCGTAGCCGAATTCAGTGGCGATCTCGTTGGCGAAGTGAATGTCTTCCTTGACCTGCTCGACGGTCAGTTTGTCGTTTGCCATGTTGCTTATTCCCATTTCTTCTCGTTTGTGCGCCGTGACCCAATGGCCGCGGCGATAGTCGTTCGTGCTTGCCTTGTCATCGGCCGTACTCGTTCGGTGGTCGCTGCGGCATCTGGTCCAAGAGCCACTCATCGGGTGCGCGACGTGCAGCCGCCTCACACAAGGCGATGAAAACGGTGAACCCGGTATCGGATGAGGTTTCGACGTAGGGGGTCATGCGCGCCGGCCAACAGTGCCGACATCGACAGGCGAACCCGCGATCTGGTCCTGGTCGAACATTTCCGCCGCCGACCTGCGCTCCCGTTCACGCAACGTGAACAACGCATCCCGAACCAGCTCGGGCAGACGCTCCCTACTTGGCCACGACACTGCAACCAGCCCGCGCGCCTTAGCCGAGCGCACGTCAGCCTCGATAGCAGCCGGCGCGTTCCTGCCCGCATCGGCAACAGCAGCCAGGATGTGCCGGACGCTGAAAATCTCCTTCGCCTGCGGTCCGATGAAGTGCGCGACAGTTGCCACCTTGGCTTCCTCGAAATCGACACCCGAGAGCACAAGGAACCATGCGCTCGTCGTTACCCGGTCAACCGTGATGAACCGGTCGAACCCGCTTGCGATCGTTAGGACCTGCCCAACCTCGACCATGTTCATCGTTCAATCTCCCTTTGCTGTTGTTCCCGTGCGAGTTGCGCGACGAAATCGATGTTCTGCTCGGTGCGCGTCTGTTTGCGCTCGGTGGTGTTCGCGCTGGGCAGCGCGTCCGTCCATCGCTCCTTGCCGATCCACACGCCCAGAGCTGGGGTGAACTGGGTTGTCGTCGTGGCTGCGTAGGCATCCCCGAACTGGATGATGTGGGCGACGAGTTCGGGGGTCGGCAGGTGTTTGGCTGCGACCTTGAATCTCTCGAGGGCTGTCTTCCGTTCGACCTTTTTGGGCCAATGGGAATAGGCATCATCGAACGCATCATCAAGCGCATTGTTTGTTTGTGTATTGATTTGATGTGTAGTGATTTGATTTGTATTGATTTGGGGCGCGGAATCCGTTCGGATTCCGTCGTCATTCCGCGCGGAATTATCCCCTTTTACCGCGGATTTACGCTCCCTGTCCCGCTTCAAGTACTTGCCTATTTCGTCCGTAGATTTGTTCCACTTGAGCCAACCTCGCACCAAGTACGCATCATCTATGCACGTGAGCAACCCCAACTCGACCAGACGGGCGCACCTACCCGACACGTTGCGCATCCCCATGCCGACAACGAGACGCATTTGACGGTCGGTTATGTACCCGTCAGAAGCGGAGTCGGCAAGGAATGCGAGGCACCTGACAAACAGTAATTCCGCCTGTTCGCCCGCCGCCAGGATCGCGTCATCTCTGTAGTACGTCGCCGAGAGTGGGGCGTATGGACCGTTTGACTTTGGTCTTGCCACGGGGCCACCTCCTTTCGATTGTGTTGGGGGTCATGCGGTGCGCTCCATGAGTGTTCGGACCGCGAGTGCCGCCTGCTGCCAGACGACACCGTTACCGAGCGCCTTGAGTTGCTCATTGCGTGTCAATCCGATAGCAGGGTTCGTGACGTGGCCCACGGGGAGGCCCATCATGAATTCGACGAAAAGTGCACTGAGACGGTGACTACCATCTCTCCCGTCCCCTTGGGTGGGATCGGGAGCTCGTCTTCCGGTGACCAATTCCCAACGGGCAATGGCGGGCTCAAATGCTCCCCATTGGATCGCGCCAGTTCCTGAGCCGCTATCGACAGCGGCTTCCCGAACCCATTCCCGTTGATCCCCCTTGCTTTTACGCGGGCTCGCCTGGCCTCCCACGTCTCCAGCCCCTCCCCATCGTTCGGATTCATCGCGGCCGGTGTCGGCAGCAGTACATCCGTCAGGGTGTACCCGCCGTGGTGCTTCGAGTCCGGGTTTCGCCGGACCGCTGTCGCGTTCCGTGTCCCCGCAGAGTCCGTCACTACCGGTGTCGGGAGAAGGTGCTCCACTTCGTCCGCGAGCGTCGGCCCGTGCCCGCCCGCCTTCCGCTTGTCCGGGTGCTGGCTCCCGCCGTTGATCGCGAGTTGTGACGTCGGGGTCTTGAGTAGCGTCAGCTGCTCCGCGACCTGATCCGAGAGGCGCATTGTCGCTTTCGGCCTGCTCGGATTCCGCGGCCCACCATCCGCCTCCGCAGCCATGGGGGTGCGCAACAATGAAGACTCGGTATCGACCGTGGGGAGCGCCGGCATCGGCAGCTCGTAGGCCCACCCATTGCGCGTCATACCCGAGCTCGGCCAAGTCTCCGAGTACACGTCCGAATGCGTTGAGAACAGGTCGATCTCCCCATCCCAGTTCTCCCAGACCTGCCGGGTCGGACTCCAAATCGCCAATTTCTTCATCGATGTCCTCCATCGTTTTCGCGGACAACAGCCCGCGCACGTTCTCGATCACAACGAGCCCCGGACGGAGCGCGTCGATTGCTTTGGCGAACTCGGACCACAGCCCAGAACGGGTGCCGTCCATGAGGCCAGCGCGCGCACCAGCAAGGGATACGTCCTGGCATGGAAAACCGCCCGTGAGTACGTCTACCGGCTCGACCGTTGACCAGTCGATTTTGGTGATGTCGCCGTGATTCGGGACGCCGGGGAAGTGGTGCGCGAGGATCTTGGATGGGGCCGCGTCGAACTCCGAGAACCACACGACCTCACCGCCGATGACCGACTGCACGCCCATCCCGAGGCCCCCATAGCCGGCGAACAGTTCACCGATTCGGGGTGTCATTCGCCCGCTTTCCCCGCGTCGCTGATCCGCTTCCCCACGGCCCGGATGGCCGCAACAGTCTCAGCGGGCGCGTGTGCTTGCTTGGCTGCTGCGAACAACGCGGATACGGCGTCGAGGTTGTCGGCTGCCAGGGTGAGTTCGGTCAGCCACTCTCGACCTGAGGTGTCGGCTGGGGGAGTGGGGGCGGTGGTTGCGAGGGGCTTGACGGTGAATGGTGCGCGCTTGCCTCGGGTGACGGTCAGCGCCACGGTGGTCGGCTTGCTGATGTGCGACATGTGGCTGATTTCGATTCCACCCAACCGCTCCTTCCCGAACTTGGTGTCCGGGTTGCGGTAGATCGTGAGGCTGTGTCCGACGTACGCTGCGGGGTTCGATCCCCATGCGGCAACCATCACCCTTCGCATCGACTTCGACGGGCGGTAAGCGCGTCCGGGCGTCTCTTCCATGTGGAAGTTGAATGGCTGCTCGGGCGGTCCCTCGGTAACTCTGTTGATGGTCACGGTGATGGGGCCGGACACGAGATCTGCGGCATTTATCTGGTCTGTCTTCGGGGCGATGCTTTGAGTCATGTCCATCAGAAATCTCGTTTCTCGCTCTGTAGGTAGATATCGAATGCGTCTTTGCGGACTTTCCCGAGTGCCTGTGCTGCGGACTGGGTGGCGCTCATTAGCTGGTTTGCCGCGTCCTGCCACCCGCGCTTGTATTCCTTTTGCAATGCCTTCTGGTTTGGTTCGCCCGCCGACGCTTCTTCGAGGCGCGCGGCCAGGTATTCGATCTGCGTGTTTCGCTTCGTGAGCGTGGCCTGCAAGGTTTCGATGTGACGCTTGGCCGCCTCAGAGACGGGAATGGTGATGGTGATTTCTTCGGCTACTTCGCCCATATCAGAAACTCATTTCTTCGTAGTGGTCAATCCGTGGCGCAACAGGCTTGCCGTCCGTTGCTGTCTTGTATGCGTCGATCATCCGGGCCGCGTTCTCCTCGAACGCCTTGAGCGCGTCGAGGATTGCTGCCTGCCAGAGCGGGTCGGGGTAGACGCGCTTGTCCCAAAGCTCGAGGCCCGATGAGAACGACAGGTAATCGATCCAGGGCCGACCCGAAATGAGCAGTGCCATTTGCAACTGCCCAACGTTCTCGGCGGGCGGCTGGTTGGCGAGAACCGTTTTCATGTGCTCTTTGGCTTTGCGCGATTTGATCTCGATCAGACCCTCATCACCAACCAGCCCGTCCGGTGAGTACCCCGCCACGAAGCTGCCGAAGTCGCGGGTCATGAATCCAACCTGCTCGACGGCTGCGTAGTGCTCGGCATACATGTCGCGGGCCATGGGCTCATCGTCGGTTCCGCGCTGCATCTCGAAGGATGGGTGCACGTACTCAACAAATCCAGTCATGCGTTCGGCGGCGAGGGTGAGTGTGAGGCCGCGCGACGTTTCGTTCTCGGCGACCTTGAGCGTGGCCGTGATGAGCTTGCTGATGGTCGACGCGGTAACCAGCCCGCATCGTGCAGCGAGCCACGCGTCACTGCCCTGCTCCAAGGTCTCGTAGATGACCAGCGTCATGCGATCTGCTCGATTCTCAGTTCCATACGCGCGGGACCTTCCGTCTTGGGCAACCACTGGATGATGGGTGCCGGTTTTTCCATGAATTCGGGTCGGTCGTCTCGCACAATCCCCGCGTCCACGAGGCCGTCACATAGGGCCTTGACGAGCGGCCACAGGTTGTCAACGTCACGCACGCGCTTATCGACCACGAACCAGGTCAAGGTCACGCGACACTTGCCCAGCTCGGGGATTCGGCTAGCGGAGAGCTTCGATGCGAGTCGAACCGATTTGGTCATTGCTGCTTTCGGTGCCCAGTGCTTCCACTTCTTGTTTGCGTGGAGAGGGGGAACCATGTAGTCGAATCGCAGCGTGGTTGAGAACGGTTCCGGTTCGACTCGGGCGGGAAGCACGCTGTAGTCGGCGGTCACGACTTGACCCACTTGGTTTCGATCGCGTCGATGTCAGCCATGAATGCAACCCGAGCAGACAGGTTCTTCCGCACGTCGGCCAGCACTTCGGCGGCTACCTCGGCAACCGGACGGAGCGGTTTGAAGGGGGCGTATTGGCGGGCTACCTGGTCTGTTACGAAGGCATCGTTGAGGGTCCACTCTTGAGGCACGTCCTCTGACCCGAAGTGCAGCCGCCACAGGTTGCTCTTTGAGTCCTCATAGACGCCGGGGACCACTGGCAGCACCACGGGCCGCTCGATCAGTTCGTAGGTAGCGTCTGTGTCCACGTTGGTCGTGAGGTCTACGCTTGCCGTGTACCAATGGGTGACCGTGAAGCGATCCCCGGCCTTGATGTCTTCCCGTTTGATCGGCACCCCGTTCATCGGTTCGCCTTGATCCCACGGTGGAACGCGGCGATGTCTTCGAGTGCGTCGGCGATGCGGTCGAGGTTGTCGCCGACTGGGTTGATCACGGGTCTTGCGTCGTAGCCAGCGGTGAACGCGTCCTGTTCGGCACCGGTGCCAATCCATGCGGCGTTGATCGGGAGTTCCTCGTATGCCTCCCATGCGGCCAACGCTTCGGGCGTGGTGTCGCTGTTGAAGTCCCAGCCGAGGACTGCGCGGCGGTCTTCGGGGGTGCTCTGGATGTCGGTCATTCGTGGCTCCTTGTATCGATGTGGCTCAGTACGAGCGCGGTGTATGCGATGACGGCGAGGATGATTCCTGCGGCCATGAGTTCGGTGCTGGTGAAGATGCCGACGATTGCGAGGGCGATACCGAGTAGGCAGAGGCGGAAGGTCAGCACGGCGGTTCATCCCCGTACAGCGCATCCCACGTGGTGTCGTTCCGGTGTCCGTTGCCGCATGTGAAGACGGCCGTGTTGTCGCTGTCCACGTACACGTCAACGTCGCCGTCCCAGTTGCATTCGAGGTCGAAACCCATGAGTGTTACCGGGGCTGTGCAGTACGTGTTGACGGTGTAACGGGTCACGTTCTCGCCGGAAGTCATGCGGCCACCGGCTCAATGTCGAGGGCGTGACCGGCCGCACCTTTGGGTGCATCGTCGCCGTCCACAGTGACCTTGAACATGGTTCGGCTTGCGGCCTGCCAGACAACGACACCCTCAGGGCGCATGAAGCCCGGGGCGGCTACTGAACCGTCGTGTCCCAGGCGATACACGAGCGCGTTGATCGTGGCGACATCGAACGGACCCGCGTGGAGCAGGGGAACGATCCCGAGTCCGGCAACGGGCGACAGATCGGTTTCAGCCCAGCGCCCCCGATTGAACAGGCTGAATCTCTTGTCGCCGCCACTCAGCCCGTACTTGCGCTGGATTCCTGAGCCCCACCACTCGCCGAAGTGTCGGCCCGGCCCCAGGATCTCGACTAGCGGGTTGGCATTGCGCTGCACCCAACCGGCGAACCCGTAGTTGTCAGCCTCGGGGGTGACCAGGCGGCTTCTCGACTGCGCCCCAATCTCGCCGTCTTCGGTGATGACCACGGCGGCGTTGGTTCCATCGATCTTCTCGGTAACGACCATGCCCCGGTTCAAGCGGGCGATCTTCGGGAATGCTTCGAACTCGATTGCGCTCACAGCGCGAACGCAATCAACACGACGAGCCCGAACATCATCGCAATCCCGGTCATCGCCAGCAGGAATAACCCCGGCGTCCAACTGGTCTTGCGCACGAATGTTTCACGTCTTGGCTCGCTCATCAGATACCGTTCATGTTGCTGTTTCGGGGTTTCGGGCATGTCCCACACGTCAAGTTGCGACAGTTGCGGGTCGGGGTCTTCGGTGATCCATGCGAAAGCGTGCGGGCGGTGGTAGATGTCACCGTGAGATGGGCCATGGTTCGTCATGATGTGACCCCCCATACCTGCGTGCGGTTCATGAGTGGCGTCTTGCGGAACTCGCCAGTAGCCGCGACGAGTTTGAGTTTTTCGAGTTCCTTGCGGACGGTGCGTACTCGCTGCGGTGTTGCGTTGGTTGCGATATCGTTCTTCTTGAATGCCGCCTGGTGCCGCTTGACCAGTTCGCTATCCGTCATTGCCTTGCGTTCCAAAGCTGCGAGCACCCACGTCTGCAGCGCCGACAATGCGACCTCGCTCATGGATGCGGCGGCTTCGATGCTCGTTGGTGGCTGGGTGACTCTTCGCTTCGGACGCGATACTGTTTTAGTGCTCATTGCAGTTCCTTTCAGTTAGTCGGCCCCCTGTTCGCGCAGGGGGCCGTTTTCGTGTTAGAGGGCGATTAGTGCGCGGGCGAAGTAGACAACCTCGTCGCTTGCCAACTTCACCCCGTAGTGCGTTTTCGAGACGGACACGATGACCCCGTATCCGCTGGGGGTTTTCACATTTGCTCCGAACGGTGATTCCATTTCGTGCTCCTTCTATCGGCGGTTTCGTTTGCGTGCTTTGGCCATCGCTCTGGTGCCGCTCCAATCGGTCATGGTGCGGCCCTCAGGAAGCTCCCACTCGGCATCAGCAGCCCAACCGGACGGCTTCGACCACAGGATTGTCGTGGCGACGATCTGCCCGCCCGGATCTTGCACAACACACACGGTGATGCGGCCCCGTGTGCGCCACTCCGAATTGGTGCGATCCGACCAAAATGATTCGCGCGGCCTCTCGATCGCGTCAATGATTTCGTCAGCATCGACCGCCATATCAACGGCTCGAGACAGTGCGTGATTAGACATTGCGAACTCGTGCATGGTGCGGCCTTCCGTGTGGGTTGTAGGTGTTAGCTGGTCGGGCCTAAACAGGTCCCCGCCACATAGGTATGGGAGGCGACCCGACCAGCTGAGTGCCCCTGCTGCGAATCGAACGCAGACAATCCCGAGTGCGACTCAGGGGCGGGTGGTGCTACTCCTTCAGTGCCGCGATTGCGGATTTGTAGCTCTTGATCCGATCGGCTGCACCCCGGAAGCGCTCAATGCCCCGCAAGAATTCTTTAGATGCGGCTTCCATCTCCTCCTGCGCCCACTCCACATCCCTTCGCGCATCTTCCGAGAGGCGCGTTAGCCCCCTGATTGCCAAGTCGTTCGCGGACGGTGCTTCGGGGCTTGTCGTGCCTGTCATTTCGTTTCCTTTGGGTTGGGGTTGGTTAGTGCGGCTTTGGCGGCGGCTCGGCGTGCGTTCTTCTTTGCATTGAGCGCAGCTCGATTGGCAATGAAGTAGGCCTTCTGTCGAGCGCGTTCGAACTCGCGATTTGCCCGCACATACTCCTTGTGCCTCGCAACTATCGAGTCGCGATTTAGGAGATAGCGCTCGTGGTTCCGCGTGCTTTCAGCGTCACGATTGGCGACGTAATGTGCGCGCTTGCGAGCGCGTTCGAACTCGCGATTGGCGTAGAAGTTGGTGGCATATTCGGCTCGTTTACACTCGAGACGGATCTCGCGCTCGGCCGCAAGGATCTCGTCGACGATCTGATCTGCGAATGGCTGCAACCCCGCGTCAAGCAGCAGCAGCGAGGACATCCAGATCTCCTAACGTCGAAACCTTGCACGCGGTCAAGTCCTGGATTGCACGGCGGTGGATGGATGCGGTCTGCAAATCCCCGGCAGCCATGCCCTCCAACATCTGCGCCCGGTCTGCGTGCTGTTCAGCGGTTGCATCAGCCCACGCGACTCGCGTTCCATCCCCGAGCGAGAACGTGGAGCCGAGAAGTTCGCGGCTCCACTCCGCGTGCAAGTACTTCGCAGCCTCAGCCACAATCGCGTTGACCTTCGTGACCAACCGCGCCTTGTGCTCCGTGCGAACCTTCGCGTACTGCTCCACACTGCGATTGCTCGCCCGCTCTCGTTTGCGATGCTCGACCGCGATGTATCTCCTCGCACATTCCAAAAGGAACGGAAGGTCTTGCGCATCCTCATGGGTAAAAGTGCCGGAGATAACAACGGCATCGATTCGTTCATTTAGCTCATTCATCTCGTGCCTTCTCTCTGTTGGTTGAGTGGACGGGGCAGGAATCGAACCTGCACTGTGGTGCCTTATCAGCGCGCCTCTACCGTTGGGCTACCCGTCCAGATGGGTGGTTACAATCGACGCCACCCGCGCCTGTTGGTCCCCGAGGCTTAGTCGGTCCCAACGCGGAATTCCAGATCCGCCCCCTACCGCTTTGCTATGCGGCGGGCACCCCTTCATTTCTTCGGGGTATCGCTGTTGAGTTCTCAATGTGCGTGCGGTCGCGCCCCAGGAATGCAGGCGGCCCGAGCCGTTTTAGGTTCGGCAAACCAGAACCCCGGACGCCGGCGAAAGCGACGGGGGCTGAGGGGTTATGAGGTGGGACGGTCCACGGGGAGGTGGTTGAACCAGTCCACGAGTTCGTCGTGGCCGATGAGGCGCTTTGACTTGGAGTAACGGGCTGTCAGATCCCCGCTGGCGATTGCCTGTTTGATCGGGAACACGGACAGGCCCACAGCGCGGGCCGCACCTTCCACGTCGTATGCGATGGGGGTCGGGGATGATTGGGCGTTCATGCCGTGACCTCAAGCCGGATGTTTCGGCGAGCACGAGCGAGGGCGTCTCCGCTTACTTCGAGGGGGACTGCGTAGCGCTTGGGGCTGGTTACTTCGATGATGCGCTCAACCGATGCGTGCAGGTTGTCAGCAACTTCGGACTCATTGACCCGCATGCGTGCGATAACGCGGTCGCTGGTGGTCATGCTGCAACATCCGTCCGGGAGATGAACTCGACCAGAGGAACGTTGAGGAAGGAGCACACGGCGGCAAGTTCATCCAGATTGAATGCCTTGCCGCCGTCGAGGCGTCTCCTGAGTGTCTTAACTGTGATGCCAGCTGCTTTCGCAACGGCGACTGTTGGAACAGCCTGGCGTGCTATCTCGGCGCGAAGCTCGGAGGTGATCCGGCTTCTTCTGTCTGTGTTGATTCCCATGTAAGAACAGTAACCCTAAATAGGAACTTGTCAAACCGTTTTGTCCCTTTTTTCCCAAATCTTGCCCACAGTCCCCAATCGGGGCATAATTTGGGCATGGCTAAAGGAACGAAACCCACACCAGGACCACTCACGCAAGAGGTCGCAGGGATACTGCGCGCAGAACTCGCGCGCCACCGGTTGCTACAAGGGCAACTGGCGGCAGCAACGGGAATATCCACAACCCAGCTATCCGGAATACTCAACGGACAGAAGCAAATAGATATCGAGCAGTTCGACAAGTTGGTTTGGGCGCTCGGGCTTGACTTCGTTGAAGTACTTCGGGATGCAGACTCGCACGCTGCTGACCGCCAACTAGGCGACGACTGGGTTGGGGATTCGCTCACCTAGTCATGTTCTCGGGCGGGTTCGATTCGATCCACGCCTGGATGTCCGTTCCGAGGATCACGACTGCGTTATCGATTCGGTGTGCCAGCAGCTTGCCGGTCTTGATCGCACGGGCGATGTCCTGCTTGCGGACACCAGCAGCTTTAGCAGCGTCGGTAAAGCTGTACCCAATTCTTTGCAATGTGTTCCCCAATGGTTCCCCGGCGAGGTCTCGGCGCGGGGTGCTTATAGGCTATGGCCCCGCTCCGACACTCGAACGTGTGTAGTCCTCATTAAAGGGGACCCCCGATCAGGGTTTTAGATGCGTCTAGCCCTGAACTGGGGGTGCGTCCAAGGGCATAAGCGCGGAGATTGCCGTCAGCGCCTTGTCTAGCTGCGTCCGGTCGACGGTCTGGTAGGCGCGGGTGACGGCGTAGGAGTTGTGTCCGAGGATCTTCATGATGATCGCTTCGGGCACGTTGGCCTCGAGTAGCAGGGATGCGGTGGTGTGTCGTGCAGCGTGTAGCGGGAAGCTTCCGACCCCTGCGCGTTTGAGTACGGCGTGCCATGCGAGGTTGTCCTGTGACGGGTCGAGTGGTGCGCCGTCGAGTGGTTGCCGGGTGCGCAGTGTGCCTTTCGCACCGCCCTTGTTCAGCTTGGGATCTTGGGTCCACAGCAGGCCGTGCGGGTTGGGTTCCGTCGCGGCTACGGCGATGCGTCGTTCGATGATGGTTCGGAGCGGTTCCACAAGGGGGATGATCCGCCAGCCTGCCGCCGACTTCGGGCGGGTGAGGCAGAGTCCGGTGGTGCCGAGTCGCCGGTATTCCCAGTCTGCGGGGTGCGTGATCTTCCGTTGCGGGCAGTCGGTGCCGCGCTTGCGTCCACAACTGCTGCCGCACCCATGTTCCCACGTGATGCGCTGCAACTGCCACGACAGGTCGAGGACATCGGTTACGCGGTCGAGTTCCAACCCGATCACTTCGCCTTGCCGCGCCCCAGTGAGTAGCGCCGTCGCCCAGCGTGACCCGAGCCGGTCGCCAGCTATCGCCTGTAGGACTTTCACGCCGTCAGCGGCGGTCATTACGCCAAGGTTTCCCACGGCCTTACGTGGGGCGTCAGCGAGCTTGGCGGGGTTCTTCGTGATGCGTGATTCGCGTTCGGCATAGTCAAGTGCGACGGCCAACATCCGGTGCGTGTTCATCGCCGTAGTCGAGGACAGGAAACCCTTGCTCGGGTCTTTCGGATCTTTCGGCTTCGAGGTGATGTAGTCGGCCACCCGGTAGATGTGAACGGCCGTCAACTTGTCCAGTCGGACCTTGCCGATCGCGGGGATGACGTAGTTGTTGATCTGTCCCCGGTACGAGCTTGCCGTGCGTGGGGCGATCTTCTTGAGCGCGATGGTGTCAAACCAGATGTTCATCCACTTCTCGACGGTGACGCTCGACGTTGAGAGATCGCCGTTCTTGAGATAGTCGCGCCTGGCGGTTTTCGCCTTCTCCTTCGCCGCACCCTCAGTCTTCGCGACGAGGACCTTGCGCCGGCGTGTGCCGTCACGGGAGGGGAGCTCGACGGGCACGCACCACAT